CGGGCCTTGGCTTCTACCGCCCGTAGGGACGGGCTTTTACCGCCGAAGGACGGGCCTTGGTTTCTACCGCCCGTAGGGACGGGTTCTGGTGCTTCAATTTTCATTAACGTGTGGAGGTGTCTATGGCTGGTTTCGCTGTGATTATTGCTGTGTGTGGTGCGTTCTGGATTTTGCTGCGATGAGGGCGCTACGGCTCTTTGCATGGGGTCTTGTTGGCTTCTCGCTTGCTCTGTTCTCTGGGCTGGCTTTTGCCGCTGACAGCTATTACGGCAGCAGCTCAGGGGTTAATGGAACTACTGCCCTTGACGCTTGCAAACGTGGTGCCGTGAATGGAATCGTATTCACTCGCTTGATTGGAGGGTCGGATTGCTACGGAAAAATCGGTGCTGATGAGCAGCGGTATCTGGCGGTCTATCCTCGGACTTGCTATGCCGACGAACCGTACTTCAACAATGCTCTCGGAAGATGCCAGGCGAAAGCGGTTCCTCCCGAGGTCGTCCCTGATCCATGTGCTGACAAAAACCCTATCGTTCGCCGCTGGAACTATCCAGCTGCTGGCCCGTATAGCGCGCCCGGTAGCTACGCTGGCTGTGTTGTCACCGCCATGGAAATGATGGTCTGCCGGAAGTCTGCAACAGGCTCCTACTGCATGTGGATGGTGAAGCGCACTGGAGAGAAATTCACTGGTGAGGACAAGCCCGGCGTCGGTGGCAACGATACCCCGGAGGTCCCTGCCGATCCTCCTGTGAAGTCGCCCCCTATCGAGAACCCGCCTAAACCGACTGACGACCCCGGCAAGGGGCCATGTCCAGCTGGTACCGTTCACGCGGGTATGAGTCTGTCAGGCATCCCCATGTGCATCGGTACAGGTTCGACGCCTCCGGCTAAGCCCGTGCAGCCGAAAACTGAGACGGAGAAAAACGAGACGGCTGCGGATGGCACCACCACCAACACGAAGACCGTCATAACGACAAACGCTGATGGCTCCACGACGAAGACCGTTACGGTTACAGCCACGAAACCGGACGGTACAAAGACAACGTCTGGTACCGCTGACACCTCTGCTACTCCTTCCGGTGCCGCTGGTAAAGCTGACCGTCCTACTGAGGATGACAAATACGATCTGTGCAAGACCAATCCCAATCTTTCTGTGTGTCGTGAAGGTTCTGTCACTGGTACCTGTGGCCAGATTCAGTGCGTTGGCGATGCTGTCCAGTGCGCTACTCTGCGTGCGGCCGCTGCCATGGAATGTAGGGGTAAGGCTGATGAGGACGCGTTGAAAGCATCGCCTCAAACTGCCCTTGGTAACTCGATCCTCTCGGGTGCTGATCCCATGAAAGCGAAGATCGAAGAGACGATGAAGGGTACTGAGATTGACCTCAGCAAGCCCGGCCTAGATCAGACAGGCTTCATCGGTGGTGGGTCCTGCCTGCCTAACAAAACCATGACTGTGATGGGGCGCTCTGTGACTGTCGAGTTCGGGCAGCTTTGCACCAACATCCAGCCTTTGCGCGGTGTCGTCATGGCCTGCGCTCTCATCCTCGCGTACATGATCGTGTCGCGTTCTGTCCTTCAAGGGTAAATCATGTTTGCACTCTTCATTCCTGCCCTCATGGGCGCGCTGGCCGCGTCGATGGCTACCTTGATCGGTCGCGCTATCCTCGCCCTCGGCGTTGGCTTCGTCAGCTACAAGGGCATCGATACTGGTATCGGTTTTCTCAAGGACGCTGCAATCAGTGGTGTCCGTGGGATGCCTGCTGATGCTCTCCAGCTCGTCGGCTACCTCTGGATGGACAAGGCCCTGTCCGTGGTGTTTTCTGCCGTTGCTGTCTCCCTCACGATGCGTGCGCTTGGCGGTACGCTCAAAAAGATGGTGCTTAAATGATTACGCTGATTACTGGCCTGCCGGGTAACGGCAAAACTCTCTACGCGTTGTGGTTTATCAAGCGCAAAGCCGAGCTCGAACAGCGCGAAGTTTTCTACAACAACATCAAGGACTTGAACCTTCCTTGGACTGCTCTAGAAAAGCCCGAGGAATGGATGGATTGCCCTGCAGGGTCCATCGTCGTTCTCGATGAGGCGCAATTTGTGTTCCCGAAGAAGCCCAATGGCGCCAAGCTCCCTGCTCATTACGACGAGCTTGCTACGCACCGGCACAAGGGCATCGACATTTACCTGATCACGCAGCATCCTTCCTTGGTCGACAACTTTGTTCGCCAGCTCGTCGGGCAGCATTTCCACGCTGTTCGTAAGTTCGGCATGAACCGGGCGACGATTTACGAATGGTCCGCTTGTAACCCCGCTCCCCAAAATCAGGCCGCGCAAAAGTCCGCTATTCCGTTCAAGTGGAAATATCCAAAGGAGGTGTTCGGCTACTACAAGAGTGCTGAAGTCCACACCGTCAAGCGTGCCATCCCCGCCAAGATTTTCCTCGCGATTGGGTTCGTCCTCCTGGTCATCTTCTCAGGCTGGTTCGTGATGAAGAAATACGCGTCTCGCTATGAGAAAGAACCTGACCAGCACTCTGCTGATTTCGGCGGCCCCGGTGCTGTGAACGTGGTCGATACGGCGAACGTTTCTCAGGCTTCACCGCCAGATGAGGTCGATCCGGTTGCTGACGCCAAAAAGTACATGTTCAATCAGACGCCTCGCGTAGTGTCCCTTCCTGAGACTGCGCCGAAATATGACGCTTTGACAGTGCCTGTGCGGGTGCCTGTGCCGGCGATGTGTGTGCAGATCGGATCTGTCTCTGTCGCCGGCAAAGAGATCCGGTGTAAGTGCTATACGCAGCAGGCTACGCCGATGGATATTGATTTCAACATGTGCATGTCGATCGCGCGCAATGGTCGGTTCATGGATTTTGACCCTGAGCCTGCGCGTCGTGACGAACAGACAGCCAATAGGAGTGCTCAGACACTGCAGGCGACGCCTGATGTGCCTTTGCGTCAGAACTATGGTGCGCCACAGGTCATCGCCTTTAACGAGGCTCCTGACACGCTTTCTGGCCCTATGCGGCCTGCTGCTGATACCGAAACCGGGCCACCTAATCGGCCTAATGTCAGGACTGCTACGGTTCCTGCTCCTGCTGCGCCATAGTGGACCCGAGGGACCGCGCCCGCACCGCCGGGCGCGAGGACCGGGGGTCCAAACTTCCCCATAAAATAACCGTCACAAGTGACGAAATAAAACCCGTATTCCTGTCACAAGTGACGTATAATAGATTTATTGGATAGGGGGAATTATGCGCAAGGATGAGGTAACAATGGAACTGCCCGGCGTTGCAAAGCGTCGGGGGCGTCCGGCCACTGGCAAGGCTGCTACTGGTGCTAGTCGTATGGCTGCGTATCGTGCTCGGTTAGCGGCTGCTGGTCTTGAGACCATGACGCTCGATCTTGACCAAGAGGTCGCTTGCGCTCTCCGTGCTTACGTGGATCGGAAAAAGTCTGATGCAGAGGATTTGACGCTGGGTCAGGCGGTCGAGCGTATCCTGCGGGATCGTTTGTTGAGGAAACGCTAAAACACCTCTTTCCTGCTAAACCACTCAGACGGGTGAGTCTAGCAATTGTGAGCGTTTGTGTTGGTGCGTGTCGGTAGTTAGGGGTAGGTGATCATCCTCCCCAGTGTATGCAGACCGTCCCTCAGGGACGGGAACCTTAGAAACGAAAAATCCCGGCGATGTTGACGCATCCCGGGGTTGATTGACAAATAGCTTAGGGCTTGCCAATGACCGGAATTGTAGACGGTTTTTCAGATTTTGACGTCGATTCTCTCGACCTTTCCGAAGTCGCCAACTTCGGCCCCCCGTCTAGTAACACGGGGGGTAACCTAGTTTCCCCCCCCCAAATTGCCATTTTTCAGGCTCAAAGTAGCCAAAAATGCAAGATAGATTACCTTTCTTTTACTTCAATGCAACCCGTTGCCGAATTGCAACGTTATGCTGAATCGTTCACTCTCGATCTTCAATTCCGTGAACAACCCCGCGGTTGGCAAGGGTACCCAAAATCAGCTCAGCTGATGCAAAACGGCGAGAACATCGGTTTGATGGCATGGGGTGCTCCGCATGGGCGGAATTTCGTTTCCTTCTCCGGTGCTGCCTGCAAGCAATGGTGTGATTACAGGGTCGAGCTTGTCCAGCACATGCTAATTGAGGTGCGCGCAAGATTGACCCGAATCGACTACGCGCTCGATTTCTACTACGGGGAGGTCACTTACGATGATGCAGAGGCTGCATTGGCTGCTGGTGAGTTTCAGCTGAAAGCAGGGGGACGTAAGCCTTCCTGTCAACGTCACGGCTCCGAAGGGTCATACGGCAACATGGGGAGGACTTTGTACGTTGGTGCGCCATCCAGTAGCAAGCGTATTTGCATTTACGAGAAGGGGCTTGAGCAGTTCGGCAAGCTGCCTGCTCAGTGGCTGGAAGACCAGACCGAGCTAGATGTCGTCTCGTACAGGATCGACGGGTCTGTCGGGTGCGTAGGTGACGTGTCTGTGGTTGAGTGGCTGCGTGCAGAGGTGCGGTATACCAATGCTGACCGCGACTTGGATAGTGACCAGTACGCGATGCTCTTTCGGCGTGACGAGTACTTCGCCGGGGCTTACCCGTTCTGCGCTCGCGTGATTGGGCTTGCTGACGGGGTCCGGCCTGCCTTGAGGTTGACGGAGACTGAGGCCGAAATCGAAAAGATGAAGCTCAACGCTCGCAACTCGTACGGCTCTCTGGTACATAGCCTGTTGAAATTGGGCAACACTCCCGAAGAGATATGCAAGGCGCTCGACTCCGGCTCTGACTCAAAGCGCCTGATCAAAGCTGGGTACTTCAATCATCTGCAAAAAATTGTGCCATTTTGAGACACTTTATTTGTCAATTGCATCGGTGGAAACATTAGTTCTCGAATCCATCAATTCCTTAACTTCCTGCAAATGTTTTAGGCCAATTTCTATTACCGCATCGGCATATTCTCCCAGTTTCCAGCCGTTTTCTGCTGCTCCAACCTTCACGATTTTATGCAAACCGGGTGAAACGTTCAGGGTGGAGGTTGTCTTCATGGCCATACGGAAACTAAAAAACTGGACGTAGTAGTTTAGGCGAATTAGTATTTGCCTCGCTGCATTACTTTTTAGGTAAATTAGTTTTTACCTAAATTCCTAAATTACTGAGGGGGAACCCATGAAATTGTTTTGTGCTGGAATCAAGCGCGGCCATGGTATTGGCAAAGAGAGCAAGAATCCCTACGACATGATGAACATGCTTACGTTGGCTCCGATCCAGCCCGGCAAGATGGGCGGCATGACCGTCGAGGGCTTCGGTTACGAGCTGATCGAGATGCCTGTCCAGAGCGCCGCTGTCGTCCAGTCGTGCGCCGGTGTGAAGTTCCCCTGCGTCCTCGACGTGACCATCGAACTGCGTCCGTATCAAGGCGAATACAAAACCACCATTACCGGCTTCGCTGAAGCTGAGCGCAAGGCCGCGTAATGGCTAGTTGCGTTCGGGCGGTCCAGCAGCCAGACGGTTCCTTGGTGCTGCGTCTCGACCCGACTGCTACAGATTTGTCAACGTGCCAATACGTTGTCCAAAGTGGGGCTGAATTGGCAAACAGCCTGCTGTCTCTTTCTGCCGAAGATGGGTCTTATATTTCCGCGATGATCGTGTCTGTATGGGCGACAGCGTGGGGTGTTCGGGCCTTAATAAATGTAGTTCAAAACCACTCAGGGAGTTCTGAATAATGTTGGAAGCCATCAAAACTGCAGCAGGTACAGCCGTCACCGATATCGGTGGTGCTGGTGTCGTCATCATCGGTGTCGTGGTCGCTATCGCGGCTGTCGGCTGGGTCCGTCGCGTCGTCCGTTAAATCGGCCTGCTGGATCACTAAAGGGGCTTCGTGCCCCTTTTTTTCGTTAACGAGGACTGGCCTATGTTCTACCGCCGAAGGACGGGCCTTGGCTTCTACCGCCCGTAGGGACGGGCTTTTACCGCCGAAGGACGGGCTTTGGTTTCTACCGCCCGTAGGGACGGGCTTTTACCGCCGAAGGACGGGCCTTGGCTTCTACCGCCCGTAGGGACGGGCCTTTACCGCCGAAGGACGGGCCTTGGCTTCTACCGCCCGTAGGGACGGGCTTTTACCGCCGAAGGACGGGCCTTGGTTTCTACCG